AAAAAAGCTAAAATCCTTTACGTTAAGCAAATCGCCTATGCTTCTAATTTATCAATGCCTAATATTTTAAACGTTATAAAATCCAACTGCAAAACTGATGATTTGATTGTCTGCGATAGTTCAGAACCCTTAAACATTGACCAGTTAAGACAGGCAAATTATAACGCAGTAAAAGCATATAAAAGGGCTGGAATTGTAGCGGAGCGTTTGAGGTGGCTGCAAGAATATCTTATCATTGTTGATGATTCGCCTGACATTGAAAAGGAGTTAAATAGCTATGTTTGGAGCAATAAGAGAGCAGAACTACCAGTAGACAGGGACAATCATTCTATTGATGGGATTGGATATGCATACACGCAGCTACATCTTTGGGGTATAAGATAAATTTTGGTTAATTTTGCATCTAAAGGTAGAAATATGTCATACAATGATTTTGGGAGACGTTTAAGGGATAATTTACAAGCATTTCCAAACAATTTTTTTAAGATTGGCGAAGGATTAAACGGCTCGACTATATCAGACCAAGAGGCAATTCAAAGGGGCTATTTAGGAAGCGCGGTTGTTTATACGATTGTTAAACGAATATCTGTAGCCATCGCAAATCTACCAATTTACATCTACGACAAGAACACAGGCGAAGAAATAACAAGCGGAGACGTTTACGATTTTGTTTACAAGCCTAATGACTTTCAAAGTTTTAATGAGTTTTGGGAGCAATTGGTGACATTTTACGAATTAACTGGTGAAGGTTATATTTACAATGATGTAGAGTCGGTTGGCTTTATGGGTGGCAGACAAGTAATTTTGCCGCCTCAAAATGTGGAGATTAATAATTACGATAGTAGTATTTTAAGCAATGTCCAGAGTTATGATTTTAATAATGCTTTATTTGTTAAAAAAATAGACCCTGAATTTGTAATGCACGTTGCAATGAATAACCCAACTATCACAGGACTGCAAGACAAAAACGGATTAAGCCCACTACAAGCTGCTCAGAATATTCTAAACGCCTCAAATAATATTGAGATTGCTTTAAGCGAATACTTTCAAAACAGAGGTGTTTCTGCTTTGGTTAGCGCAGCAGGTGATGCAGGTCAATCAATGCAACCAAAAGACCAAACATTCTTGCAAAAGGCTTTGAACAGGGTAATAGGCGGAGCGGATAAAATGAATAGCGTCACGTTATTAAAACACCTGTAACCGTTCAACAGCTTAATGCATCGTCAACCGATATGCAAACAATTGAAAATAAAACTCAATTAATTCGTGAACTTTCTGCTGTTTGGGGTTTGCCTTCCGTTCTAGTAAACGATAATGCAACAGCTACCTACAACAACGTAAAAGAAGCGAAGAAAGAAGCGTATTCAGAACTTTACATTCCTACTTTTTACAAGATTGCCGCAGCCTATGAGCGTAAATTCTTGAGTCAATTTGGTGATTATTGTTTAGGAGTTAAGACCTCCGAAATTGATGCTTTAAATCCAACACCAACAGAGCGAAGGAAAGAAGCCAGAGAAGATGTAAAAGCTGGAATTATAACACCAAATGAGGCGCGTGCTGAGATAGGACTTGAGGAAATTAACGAACCAGCAATGAATGTAGCAAGCGCACCTGCTAAACAAACTACACAAAATGAGCGATAAGATAAAGGTTATTAAAGTTGATAAGGAAAAGCTAAGTAAGTCATTAAAGGCTAAAAAGAAGGCGATTGAAAATAAGAAAATCATACGAAAATGAATATCAAAGAACTCATAAAAAACAAAGCTGAAATTATTAAGCTGAAGAAAGCCCAATTAAAAAAAGGTGACATTATTAGCTTTGATACAAAAGCCCAAATAACAACGAAAGCCGATGTTAATACTGCAGATTCAGACACCGAAATACATAGAACAATCGTCGGGAATACCTATGGATTTATGGATAGTCACGATGACGTACACTTTAAAGGAATTTTCTCTAAATCAATCAAAGAAAACGGAACAAAAGTCTTACACCTGCACGACCACGTACACGAATTAGCAGCGAAAGTTGGTACACCTTTAGAGGTTTATGAAAAAGAAGTTTCTTGGGCTGATGTGGGCTTGAAAACAGGAGGAACGACAACCGCTTTATTAATGGATACACGAATAGAAAAGGAAAGAAATCCTAATATATTCAAGGATTATTTGAACGGCTCAATTAACCAGCATTCTGTAGGTATGCAATACGTTAAAATTGACTTGGCTGTAAACGACCCAGAGGAAGAAGAAGAGTATGCTACTTGGAATAAATATAAGGACGAAGTAATCAACATCGAAAAGGCTGAAGAGCAAGGTTTCTTTTGGGCAGTAACTGAGGCAAAGTTGATTGAAATTAGCTGCGTAATTGCTGGCTCAAATGAACTTACTCCAACACTAGAACCTAAAACTTATGACTTTGAGGCTTTGAATGAACTAAGCGAACAAGTCAAAACCAATCCAACTAAAGAGAATTTTTTGCATTTTTGCAATCAATTCAAAGCACTTCAAGAAGGTGAAGCCGTTGTTAAGACACTTCCAGAGGTCGAGAAGCCGCAGAAATTATCAAATTTTTATTTATCACAATTTTAAAATTCATTAATATGAAAACTTTAAATTTTGCGGCATTCCTAGAAACTAAAAGTATCTCTAAGGAAAATTTCGCAACAAAAACAGCAGAAGAAAGTGCGGAACTTTATTCTGATTATTTAACTGCAATTGCCAAAACTATGGAAACTGCAATTGAAAACGGAGCAACAAAAGAAGAACTTAAATCATTAGCTGCTTCACAAACAAAAGCAATGCTTGAGCGTTCTGAATCAGTTGACAAAATTGTTAAGGAACAAGGAAAAGCTATCAAGTCTTTATTGGATGCAAAAGTAGGTGCAAGCAATTCAGAAACAGTATTATCTCAGGTTTCAAAAGAATCTAAGAATATTGAAACAGCTATAAAAGGAAACAAATCTCACGATTTTGTTGTAAAGGCTAACTTTACTTCTGCTAGTGTTGCAAACAGCACACAAGCAATGAGACTTGATACTATTGGTCAATTAGCTACAAGACAATTAACTGCTTATGATTTGTTTGAAAAAGTGCCTGTTGGCGAAGGTTCAAATGGAGTAATTCGTTATGCGGATTGGGATGAGGCTACATCAGTAAGAGCGGCTGCAATGGTTGCTGAAGGTTTGCAATTCCCAGAATCAACAGCAACATTTGCTGAGTATAGCTTAAGTCTACAAAAGATTGGAGATACTATTCCAATGAGCGAAGAAGCTATATATGACATTCCAAGATTCACAAGAGAACTTGAGAATTTCCTTAGAGTAAACGTTTCTATTATTGAAGATACACAGCTAGTTAATGGCGATGGTACTGGAACTAATATGAAAGGTGTATTTACATCTGCAGGTACATACGTTGCGGCAAGTTCTGGAATTGTTGATGCTAATATCTATGACTTAATAGTTAAGATGCACGAAGATATTGTTGTGACTGGTGGCTCTAAATATATGCCAAATTTCGCATTAATGAATATCGTTGATGTTAACAAAATGAAGTTGAAGAAAGATATAAATAACAACTATCTTGTTCCTCCATTTGTTTCTGCTGATGGTTCAGTTGTTGCAGGAATGACTATTGTAGTAAACAACGGAGTACCTGCTAACACTATGGTTGTAGGAGATAGTGATTACGGTAAAATCTATGAAGTTGAAGGTTATTCTGTTTCTACTGGTTATATCGGAACCCAATTTACTTCTGATTTGATTAGCTTGAAAGCTAGAAAAAGAGAAAATCTTTTAATTAGAACAGCAGACGAAACAGGATTCAAGAAAGTTCTTGATATTACTGCTGCCTTAACTGCTCTAGCTTAATAATTTAGATTTTTCTAATTTATAAAATTAAAAGCCTCAGCATTTTGTTGAGGCTTTTTTTTTACCTTTGATAAAAATTAAACAGATGATTGTAATTGGAAAAAAAGTAGAAGAAGGCGATATTCAATATTTAGTTATAGGTAAGGAGTACAATGTATCTAATCACGATGCTAAACACTTAATATCAACAGGTCAAGCGGAGGAAAAAGGCGCAGCAAAACCAGCGCAGAAAACCACAAGAAAGAAATCTAAATAATGCAAGACAAACTAATGATTAAGTTTTTAAAGCCTTTTCCGTATATGGGTAAGACGTTTAAAAAGGGTAAAATATTAGACCTTTGCACTATTGCAGAGTCTTTTAAAACTGCCCAGCTTGCAGCCAACAATTTAAAGCGTAAAGGCTTAATTGAAATAGTATAAAATGGCTTATTCAATAGAAATAATTGCACATTCAACTCACAGTGTGACCAAAGAATCTAATGCAGGTGGAGGCTTTCAATATTACTTTTCAAAAGCCAGCGTAATTGCAACAAATGGAGCGTCTGCAGTAGGTGGATTTATGCAAGTAATACCTAAAGATAACAACCTAAACGCTCAAACGGTAAACTTCACAGACCTAGCAGATAATCTAGGAACAGCCAACATTGTTGATTATGTGGACACATTAGCAACTGAGGGATATTTCATTTAGATAGTATTAGTATTTTTTTAAAATGGCAACGATAATTCAAAGGCAAGATTTCCACAGCGGAATCACAGCAATAACAGAAAACCAGTTTAGTGTTGATGAACTAGACTTTTACATTACTGAAAAGCTAGAAAATAACAATATTAGGTTGATACTAGGCAAGACTTTAGGCGATGCGTTTATAGCTGACCTAACAGGAACGCCTAGAATACCACAGACAGCAAAATATGTGACTATTTTCAATGAATTGGACTTTACTATCTCAAATGAACCGTATCACACAACAGGATTAAAGGACATTCTAAAAACAATGGTCTTTATTTCTTTTACTAGTGACCAGACTGCATTTAATAGCGGTTCTGGAAATATGAGAATAACCCAAGAAGCGGCTCAGTCGAATAGTTTAATAACCAAAAACGGACTTTTAACCAATAGAAACTTTGAAAATATAACTAGTTTGCAAGGTTATGTTAGGGAAAACCCAACGGATTACCCAGATTTTAACGGATTTGTACCTGATTTATACAGCCCTTTATGATATTAGTAGAAAACCTTTTAAGTGGAATAATTGCAAATCTAAATTTAAAGGTTGACATTTATTTCGTTGAAGTGCTATCTGATAGCAGATATAAATGTTATACGCTAAATACCCACTGGTTAAATACTAAAGCTAGGCTAACAATTGACGGAAACGATTATAAGGTAACCGATTTTACTATAAACAAATTCTTTATAGTTCAAGAAGAAAACAAGCAAGCACTTGCACCAAGCACAGGTGAAAAACCTTTGCAAAATCCTTACTTTGTAGCTGGTTCATTAACCCAAACAAACTTTGAACTGCTATTAAAAGCAAGGGCAAACGGAAACACTTCTACTTGGTTTCCAATTGTGTGGTGTTTCAACCGACAAACTAGAAGCAGGAGCGCAGATGTTGACAGCGTTATAGATTCGGAAGGTTCGGTAAGGTTGTTCTTTCTTAACTCAGATAAATACAATGACTATTTAAGCGAAAAAAGAAGGACTGAAATAATTGAGCCGATGATGTCATTGGCGCAATCGACTTATTCAGCTATTAAAAAAAGTACTCAAACTGGTTTAATCGGTTCGACTGATTTTATAAGCCACGAAAAGTTTATTGTCGGAGGTGATTCTGTAAGCCAATCGGAGGACACAAATATATTAACCGTTTCAATGCTTTCGGGCGTAGAGGCATCGATAGACATACCAATTAAAAGGAGTATGGTTTGCCCAACACGACAAAGTATTACCGTCAACGGTTTTGCTTTTGGCTCAGGTTTAATATTGGTTTTGACATTGAATAAAATTACTTATTTTTGTATTAAATTAAAAACTTAACATTATGGCGGCATCTTGTGATTGCAACGTAACTTTATCAAATACTGGCACACCTGGTTGTATGCCAATTCAAGACGTTGCAAAACGTCTAATTCTAGTGCCTCTAGTAGATGCTAGTAATGTAAAAAACAGAATAGAAATAGCTTCAATTCCTACGAATGCTGAAATTATTGCTTTGCTAAATGAGGCAGACGATAAAAAAAGATTCTATCCGCTTCCAGAAATGGAAAACGTAACGAACGAAAGAGGCGACCCAGTTACGGAAGATTTTCCAAGTGGAAAAAACGTGAAGATTCGTAACGGCGTTAAAACTTTTAGCGGTCAAATGCTTTCTTTGTCTGGAGATTATGCAAAGCAAATTGAAGCGTTTGGTTGTTCAAATATGGGCGCATACATAGTAGATGCTCAAGGCAATCTTATCGGTGACGGTTCAGACCCTCTTTACCTTGCTCCACTTTCATTAGACCAAGAGACTTGGGATGTTCGAACAATGGACACAACAGATACAACAATTGCTAAAATTCAATTAGGCTTTCAATGGAGTATTTCTGTAAAGGATTCAGATGTTAGAATGCTTTTGTCGACTGACTTTGCAAATGATGTTGATTGGTTGTCTTATAACGG